TTCATGTAGTAATGCCTGCTTCCTAAGATTGTTTTCCACTCGGTAGCCTTTATCTCTTGAAAATTTTCCCATTACATTTTCCAATCCTGAAGATTAACTTTGCCTTTTGTGAAGGTATGAATTGCCAACATTTTCTTAGCTGAAGGTAATGATTTTGAATAAAGCCATTTATGAATTGTTGGTTGCGAAACTTTTAATAGATCAGATAACTCTTTCTGAGATATTCCATTTTTAACTAGATATTGTGATAATTTCACTTGCGATACTCTATGTTGTGTTTAGCAATATATGCCTAATTGTTATAGCTTTAGCATTATTTATTTTAACTAGTCAATACATTTAACACATTAATTAAATAAATATTGCTATTATATATTCTTACCTTATGGTTATATATCTTAAGTAAATCAATCTAGTGGGAACACATTAGTCCACTAGCATAAAATAAAAAGGATATGTGCCAATGAAACTGGTAAAACAAGCGAAAAGAAAGCCAAAGTGCTTAAAGTTAAAGTATAAAAAATCTAATTATATGCATGGACTATCTAATCTTAAAGTTTGGGATAATCCGCCTATTGCCCCACCATTTAACAATTAAATTGAATAAATATTACTAATAATATATCAATATTTTTTGTTAAGGGAGCAATTATCTAAAATGAAATTTCCAAATAACCTTTATGTGTTAAGGTCTAATAAAGGACTGCAACAAAAAGAGGTATCTGAGGCTATTGGTCTTGTCCAATCTGAATATAGCAAAATGGAACGAGGAGATAGAAAGTTAGGCATACATCTTGAAAAGTTAATTCAATTTTTTAAGGTTGAGCAAGATACTATTTTAAGCAATGCAAATGTCATCCATAAAAAGCCAATGGATTATCAGTCAGCTAAACCTATAGAAGATCTGCCTATGTTTGGTTTGCCCTTCCCAAATGGTGCTGAAGGCTTTCAGGTGCAAAAGCAAATGTTTACTCATTGTGTAAGACCTGATTATCTTATTGGTAATCTAGAGGCTTATGCCTGCTTTATGCTTTCTGAAAATATGGAGCAACGATATTTATATGGTGAAATACTTTATGTAGATCCCACATTGCAAGTCAAAGAAAAAGACTATGCAGTTGTTCATATAGATGTTGCAGGCAAAGTTGCAGGCTTAGTCCGCAGGGTTTTTGAGGTCACTGATAGGCAGTATAAACTATCAACTCTTAGTCCTGAGAATTCTGAGGTTTTTAAAAATTCAGATATAAAAGCCATACATAAGATAGTTGGTACTAGAACCAATATAGAATAAATATATTGCAATATATTCCTATAAGGTATAATCTCTTCTATGAATTGAGAGGAGATTACCTATGGCATATCCATATTTTGAGAAGTTTGGATTAGACACAAAAAGTCTAGCTGAACGTACTAATACGATTGGTGGTAGTGATATCACGACACTAGCTTCAGGAGATCCTGAACGCATAACAAAACTATTCCAACAAAAAACTGGCAAGATTGAACGAGATGACTTGACAATGGTTTGGGCAGTTATAATGGGGCATATCACTGAAGAAGCAAATATCGAATGGAGTGAGCATTATTTAGACCTTCCCATAATTGACCGCCAAAAAGTTTTTAATGGCACTAAATATCCCTTTATGAGATGCACAGTTGATGGAGTTGTGAAAGGCTACAAAAACAGATTAGCAGTTATTGATGCTAAATTTACGATGGGTAGACCTAAAAGAGATGAAGAATATAAAGACGTTATCCCTCGCTTAGTTAAATACTACAGTCCACAACTTCACTGGAATGCATATCTAATTGAAGAGACCACTGGCAAAAAATGTCCTTATGGGTTGTTGTCTTTTATTAAGGCAGGCGATCAGCCAGTTATCCATGAAGTTAAAATAGATAAAGTCTATCAGCAAAAACTAATTGATGTTGCTAAATGGTTTATGGGTTGTGTCGAGATGGATATAGAGCCAACTGACATTCCAACCGCTGAAGCACCCATTCCTCAAGAAGATAAAGTACCAGTAGATATGAAGGCAGATCCAAAATGGAAAGCCTTTGCTGATCAATATATTCAGACTTTAGGGGCAAATGAGATCTTTAAAGATGCTGAAGCCAAAATCAAAAAGTTAGTTCCACGAAATGCCAGTGAAGCATTTGGGCATGGAATACAAGTCAAAGTCGCAAAAAATAATAGTAAGAGGATAACACTATGCAACAATTAAGTAAGGCATTACCAATTCCACAATATAAAACCCCAATAGCTGAACCAGTTAGTAAGGGCGATAATAATATAGCTATGGCATTAATAGCTTTTCACCAAACTAATCCTCATGCTTATGAAGATAAAAGAAACCCACATTTTAAAAACAAATATGCCTCACTAGAAAGTGTCATTAAAACTGTCAGAACTGCTAGTCAATTTGGTTTGACCTTTACTCAGGAGATGGACTTTGAAGGCGATATAAGTTTTGTCAGGACTGTGATGATGCACTCTTCAGGCTCTATGAGAGTAAGTAGAACTAAGATTGTATCTAAAGATCCTAATGATCCACAAAAGCAGGGATCAGCTATTTCATATGCAAAAAGATATGGACTGCAAAGTATATTCGGACTTCCCTCAGACGATGATGATGGAGAAGTCGCTACATTAAAGCCTGAAGGCATTGCTCCCAAGTTTTTCCCTTCAGGTAATTCTGCTTCAGGGGGTAACACCTCCTCCAATCCCTCTGAAGTAGATCTAAATTCACTTATAGCAAATGCAAAGTCAGAAAAAGAATTAACTGATTTATATGTGAAGCATAAGCCGACAGACGAAAAAATAATTCAAAAATTTAAACCAAAAAAAGGAGAGTTAAATGGAAGATAAACCTATGATTAAATATGGAGTTGATGAGTTAACAATATCCATAAATAAAAATGATCGTAAAACTGAGGATTGGCACTCAGACCTTAATGGCAAACTTGTGATTAATGGTGAGACTTATTATTGCAACATATATCAGAAGAATGATAACTGGATGGCAGGCAAGCTAGTTAAAGCTGATCCTTCCAAAGTCAATGCAGGCGGTCAAACTATGACTAATTCTACAACCATAGCCGACAATGACACTTTAAACGATAAGATACCCTTCTAGATGAAAAGAGAAGATATTTTAAAAAGTGCGATAGGATTAATCAATGGTGATCGAGCAGACGATTATGGAGATGCTTTTGAAAACCATAAGAGGATCGCTCAGTTGTGGTCAGTTGTTTTTGGAATAAAAGTAACTACCCAACAAGTTGTCCTCTGCTTAATCTTATTAAAGGTCGCTAGACTTATTTATTCCCCATCCAAAAAAGATAGTTGGATCGATATCGCAGGATATAGCGGTATCGGTGGGGAGTTCATTGAGAAAGAAAAAAATGACAAATAAACCAAATAAACACCTTCCTATTTTTCGCAGGACTAAAGAGCAAATTGCAATAGATAATAAAAATTTTGAAAATTGCAGTGTTTGTGGAGAGCCATTAAAGAAAGCTAAACAAAGACGAGATAGTCCTAAAACTTGTTATATGTGTCGTGGTGATCGTGTCAATGGAAGCACCGAACTCAGACAAATGTTTAAAGAACTAAACAGTCAAAAATCTAAAGAAGTTGATGATTGGGGCAGTCAGACAATAGCAAAAGATGATGCAGATATGTATGGCAGTTTTTCAAAACAACCAACTCAAATATCTTATGGCAGTTCATCCTTAGCTGAGGTCATGGAAAGCAATAATAAATATCAATATAAAAATGGCTCTGCAAGAGATGGAGTTAGATACAAGAGGAGTTAGCTATGGAAATATGTCCAGTATGCAAGTCTGCATGGAAACCAATCATTACAAGATCTGCGGAACAATGTCAGATATGCAAGCTAACAATGCCATTAGATTGTTGTTCAGGAGTTTGTGAGAATGAGCAAGTGGAAAAAGCCGACAACAGTATACGTTCATCCAACTCCCCTGATGACTAAATGTGATCAATGTGGAAAGGCTTTTGATTGGAGATATGGTGGCTTGATTAATATGCTCAAAGTTGAATTTTGCGGACATGAATGTTTTGACGATTATTTAAAAGAACGAAAAAGGCTGAGAGATGAGTTTCAATCGCTTTGATTATTGTAAATATTGTAAGGCTGAAATGCCTAAAACAAAAACCAAACGATACCGAGCGACTATGTGCTATGACTGCCAAACCGATAAGAAAGATGGCAATCACGAACTTTTAAAAATTTTTGATGAACTTCGAGAAAGAAATAAAAATGCTGAGAAAGAAAATTGGGGTGCAGAAAATCTAAAAGTCAGTGATGAAACCCCCTATAAAAAGAAGGGGCATACTGAGGTTTGGAGACGAACTTCCTTAGACGATATCTAACCCAATAATCTCTGCACCAATTTCTCAGCTTGTACTGGACTTCTAGCCTGCTCTAAATCAATAACAGTATAATGAACTTCAGCAGTCTTAGAGTTCTTAGAGTGACCCATACGAGCCTTTCTGATATGATCAGGCACTTCACCAATCATGCTCGTGTTGTAGTACTTCCTAAAGCCACCAATACCATAGTCAGGCACTCCTGCTCTCTTACAAACTGTAGAGATTAATTTTCTCATAGCATTTTGTTCAAATGGCTTTCTTCCATTAGAATTTGGGAATATCCAAAAATCACAAATAGAGTTTAACTTCCATTTTTTCAGCAATGTCATAACCTGAGAAGGCAAGCCTAAAACTCTTTCTCTGAAATTATTTTTTAATTCCTGAGTGTCATATCTATAGACGTTTCTTTTGATAGTAACTTCAGACTTAGTGAAGTTAATGTCCTTCCACTGCAATCCCTGAAGTTCGTTAGCTGATATTCCAGTAAATGCTGAGAACATTATAAATGTATCTAGATATAAAGTTTTTTCAGCTTGAATTAATTTCAAAACATGATCGTGAGAATATCCGCCTCTTTCAATTACAGTTCCTTTTATCTCTTTTCTATCGTCAGAGTTACAAGGATTTCTAGAAATATAACCCTGATCAACTGCAAATTTCATAACCATACTTAATGACTGAACACAATGCCTAATAGTCTTAGCTGAAAGATCTTTGTCAGCACTATCATCAATAAACTCATTTACCTTACCAGTGGTAATCTCTTTGATACTCATACCCTTATAAAAGGGATTTAAGTGCAGTCTGAGATGCCTTTCGTCATTGTCATATGATCGTTGCCTAATGCCATTAACTTTTCTTCCAACCGCATTTAATCGCTTCTCTAAGGCAAGTTTTGCTACGTCATCAAACAATGCAACCTCAATCTTTGTTACATGATTTTCAAAGTCAGAAATCATAGCTTTTCTAATAGACTGAAGATCTTTTTTGTTAACGGCAATCTTCCTGCCATATGACTTCATAGTCGCTGATTTATAACGAAACTGAAAACCTTTATAATCTTTAGCCACAATTATATAAGGCTTAATATCTCCAATAAAATAATTAGCCATTAGTTTGCTCCCTTTAATTTAGTAATTTTAGTGTGTAAGACTTGAACTGCTTTGATACGTTTAAGGCTATCTTTAATATCTTCTCCATGCTGTTCAGCATGTTCAGCATACTGACATCTTTCGTGGATATAGTTATCAACAAGATTGTCTAACAAATTTAATTGGCTTTCAGTTAGATGTAAGTTCATTACTTTGCTCCCTTAACATTTTTGATAATTGTAGTTTTTTCTTCATCGTAATTTTTGTGATCTTTAACTTCAGCAATGCAATTAATTGTATCGCCTACTGTAAGTTCTCTAACAAACTTAGATGATGCATAAGTCGTATAGACATTGTGATTAGTATCGACAAACTTAGTGCATAAAGATCTGCCAAAGTATCCATCAAAGTAAAAGCTATCAGTAACACCTAATCTCAATGAAACTGTCTCTCCAACAGAACCAATAAAAGAACTAGATGGATAGCTAACTTTAGGTTGATCATCCTGATAGATAACTGGATTTACATCCTGATCAGTAGTGCCATCTCTAGTTATCTTTTGCAGATCCCATTTAGATGGAATAAATAATTTTGAAAATCTATCTGCATGAGACTTGTATAAAGCCTTAGCTACGATAACTGCCTTATCATAGTCAGTTGATAGGTTGGTGATATGAACTGTCTTTTCATACATTCCATAAGATGAATACTCATCAAACGTAT